ACTATTATCATCCCCATATCCATCAATAATCTGGCTGCCTCTTGGAGATCCTTTTTCTTGCTCATTCATCTCGCTCCTCCTAGTAGTGTCATAGTTTCCTCTGGCCCATTCTGTAGATACATCTCGTTGATGTCCATACCTAGTGGTAATTGTACAATATGTGAGTTTGTTACTTCTCCTGCGACACGTTTGGCAAACTCTGCTCCAGGGTTAGTGCCATCTTCTTTCAGATCGTTGTCACCGACAACATAAACTGTATCAAATCCACTCAACAACTTAGCATAGTAAGGCTTCCACGCAGCCACACCTGGAACTCCTACTGCTGGTATTCCCAATACTCCCGATACCACAATGGTATCTAACTCACCTTCGCATACAACAATATGTGATGAATCAACAGTCACATCTACCACGTTATACAGGTGTAGTTTCTGTCCTGTTGGTTGCCCATACTTAGGCTTGCCGTCATCTAATCTTCTAAACTTTACACTTGTAGCAATACCCAACGCCGTAACGTATGGAATAGATAGCCACCCTACGAACTGCTCGTGTCCATTAGCAGGATCAACAACAGTTCCTAACATAAACTGCTCGGCTATCTGTTTAGATATTCCACGTCCGTCGAGGTAGGCTAACGTTGCCTCGTCTAGACTTTGACTGTAGCGAGTGACCGCTTCCAGTAATAATCTCGACTGCTCGCTCGATTGCATCTTTATACTCCAGATTCTCTTTCTCCATCACCACGCTGACAGATGACCCACCCTTGCCGCAAGTATGACAGTAATACAAGTTGTCATACGTATTCATTACCGCGCTTCGTCTTGAGTCATCGTGGATACAACACTTGACTGATGCGCTTCTTCCCTCTTTTACTTCACCGCCATAGAATGAAACGATGACTGCTATGGGGATTGCGTTTGGATCGGTTTTGGTTTTTCTCCCGCCTTTACGTACCACCCTGGACCAGTCTTGTGGTGGCATCCGCAATCTCCTTTACAATACTCGTGTAACTCTTCGGCCTTATCGTAGTTGCCTTTGGTATTGAAATCACCAGCAACACTACAGTCTGTGCAGATCATTTCTTCTTAGCCTTTTTATCTATGGCTTCTTCTGCTACTTCTTCCTTCTGTTCTACCTCAGTAGGTTCCTCAGGTAGTGGTGGTTCTGCTGGTGTTGTCCACCCTTGACTACTTGTTATCTGTCCTTGTGGTACTGGCATTTGTTCCATCCATTTCTCTAGTGTTTGTATTACCCAAGCATCCTCAATACTTGCATTACGACGTTTCACTATAACGAAGGCAGGTGGAGCAACCACTTGTCCACGAGCCTTCGCATAGTTGGCTGCCTCAGTTTGGGCTTCTGCCCAGAACTGCGGAAGATTGATTGACTTGCGGTTCTTGCATTCCAAAATATAGGTCTGACCTGCGATTATGGTAACGATGTCACCTTCATCATTGGCTCCAGCCTTAGCCAGACGCTCAGCAAAGTGTCCAAGTTTGCGTAGATATTTCATAACATCTGTCTCAAACTTTGAACCTTTTATCTTATTATATGAACTCAATACTTCACCTGTGGATTAGAGTTGAGGTATGCCCTGCCTTGTGCATCGGAGTCACCTATCTGGCAAGCACCGAAGTTTGTAAATAATGTTGCCCACCGTGAAGCATCAGCAAAGTGAGGACCAAAGCGATTCTTCACGGCAGCAACCCGAAGCATTCCTTGGGAGGGGTCATAACCAAGGGTCAGAATGATGGCAGGTAATTGACTTACTTTGCCGTGTATGGCACGACGAGGAGGGGGCATCGTGGGAGATCCATACTCACTCTGTTCTGATACGTGATGAAGCACTAGCACACAGGCTTCGGTCTTGCGTGCCATATCGTGTAACTCCATCATAATTGCACGTAGTCCAGCCCATTCATTATCTGTTTCGGCTGCTACATTCATTAGGTTATCTATCACTATAAGTTCAGGTGCAATTCCATACAGTTCGATATACGCCTTTATCTCCATCTCGATATCATCGAGTGACGGACTGGAGTCAAAGACCCACTGTATGTTCTGCATCTTAGAAAGGTATTCTTGGTAGTGACGTGGATTCTTTTGTAAATTAGTTTCAACTGTCAGTTGTGAATGACCTGACAGATGAGCAGCAGTACGGATCATTACAGTTGCAGTATCTGTATCTGCTGAGAAGAAGAGTGTTGGGATATTGGCCTTTATCGCATAGACCAGAGCAAACATAGACTTACCTGCATTGGGTGCAGCAGCAACCATACAGACTTGTCCTCGTCTGAACTTTACATTGACATCAGTGGAGACAAGAGATTTCCATACATCGGGTAGGGGCGTAGCCTTGACGTTCGTGGATTGCCACGCACGAGAAAGTCTAAGCACTTCTCTCCTCCCTCTTTTCTGGTGGTAGAACTATCCCAAGTTTTCTTCTTATTGTTTGACGCTGACGAGCAGTGAGTCCTCCCCACATACCGTAGCGTTCTTTATTGATTCCCCATTCAGCGCATTCAGTTCGGTGACGACAGTTTCCACAGATACGTTTAGCGAGATTGACGTTCTCGTTTTTTCCGTAACCAGATAGATCTTCTGGGAACCAGTAATCGCCATCAACTTCCGCACAGAGAGGACTTTCGTACTCTCGTGGGTCACGCACTTGGTTATCGAACCCAGATTGCGTCGCACTTGTCAGGCGCACCTTTCGGTGCAGCACACATCCAAGCCTTCCAAGGTCCTTTTGCACCGTTGCCAGTACGGAACTGCATCTGTCCGTGCTTACATTCAGGTGTCTGTCCTTCGACTACCTGCGGTTTTGCTGGTGCTGGCGTAAATCCACCAGATGATACGGGCGCAGCAGAACGAGCGCCTGAGAATGCTTGGCTAACGCTTCCAATGAGGGCGGAAAAGTCTTGCGCTGCAGTCAGCAGCGATTCTAGTTCCTCCTTGTTTGAAGCGTAGAGATTGATAAGAGTTCCATCTGGTGATTTGAAATTCACTTGGAACTTTGTTGATTCACTTGCAGCCACTATTTACCTCCATTATGTTTGACAGAAAGGCGCAGACTTTCTTTGCCTTCAATTGTGGGAACAAAGCCCAGAAGTTCTTGGACTAATTCCTTATTCACTTGTTTGGCACCAGCCACAGCAGACCAACGAACCTCTACTCCTGTGTCTGTTACACCGACTACTCCAGATAGTTCTTCTTTCAAAGACTCTTTCTGTGCAGTCAATTCTTTTATTTGGTTATCTAATTGCAGATAAGTCAGCGCTTTAGTTGAGGCTTGCTTATCTTGGATCAACGGTAATTCAGTTTTTGTACGTTCTTTTTTTAGACCAACGCATCCCATCTCACCAGATGCGTCGTAGTATTTACAATAGAACTTACAGTAACTCTCATCCTTCTCTGGTTCTGGTGGAGTCTGTGACTCTTTGACACCAGCCAACCAAGATAGGGCTTCAAGCGCAATGGAAGAATCGTACTTCTCAGAGTGGACCTTTACATCGCGCTCGTCACCGTCTCGTGGAATAGCCACAAGATGCACATTGTGGACCTTCCCCAATCCACTTTGTTCTATGAGGTATCCGTAAGTATGTACCTGCCAGCGTTGCTGGAGGCTTGGAAAATAGGCAAGGTTCTTTACCTTGACAGTCTTCCAGTCGATCACATCACCAGTAGTGGGGATGAAGCAATCGACGTGTGCCTTCATTCCATTGTGTTCAACAGTGGCTTCAAGCATCACTTCTTTGTTGTTAGCAAGCGCAGCCTCGATAGATGAATGGATTGCAGTACCCATAATCGCTGCGAGTTTCATCTCATTGTCATTAGTTTCAGGCTGGTTATTTAATTTGTACCAAACCTTGCGACGGCAACTACCTAACTCTGATGGTCCTATCTGAACCTGAGTAGAACGCGGTCTTTTATTCTCGCGTTCGTGTAGCGCCTTGATTAATAGTTCTTTTATATCCATCCGTTACCCTGCCATCTTGTGAATGTTATATTAAAGAATAACAGATTGACCTGACAAACTCTAGCAAGCATTTTAAC